TTTTTAATTCTAGAAGTATTTACCTCACTGGGATAAACATTATGAACGATTGCACCCGGATACTCTCCCTGAATTTGTTCTGCAAGTTCGTTCTTAGAAAGCATTTTGCCTTCTACTTCTAAACGATAAAGTTTACCTTCCCACATAACATCGGCAAAGAATGACTCTGATGCCTGTTCTGGTTGGGAACCTCCTACATTGAGAGTTCCATTAAAATCACCATTGATGGTGATGCTTTCTGAGAGAAATTGTTGAAAACTTTTCATGGTTCAGCACTTCCAACGACGACGGGCTTTACAGACAGGTTTATCTGGGGTCTTAGAGCAATCAATGTTATGCATATCTTGCTGACCCTTAGAACGGGCACAGAAAGACTTACGTCTCTTTGCATCCTTACTTCCTGGTTTTGGATCACCAGTTACGGCAGTCTTTAATTTGGAACCTGGGTTCTCACGACGATATGCCTTAACTGCTGCAGGACTCATTCCATCAGTTTTATCTGATTTATTAACCTTTTGCCAGTCTTCAGACATATCTCCACCTTCTACCTCTTCAGCATTATCTTCCCAATACTTGGGACCATAAGCACATTGGGATTTTGTTTCAACTTTTTTACACTTGGGGCAATATTTTTTTACAGATGCTTCTGATAACTCTTCCCTCCAATCAAAAAATTCTTCTTTCTTGACTTTTACTTTTTTAGCATTCCCGGTTCTAAACTTACCAAATGGAGTTGGAAGTTCCTCTCCATATTCTCCCTTACTTTTTTCAACTTTATCTTGAGAATCTACGTCACCATCGACATCATAATCAATTCTTTTTGATGCTTTCTTGGAAAGTTTTTGTAAATTTCCACCACCAATATTTGCTTCTAAATCAGATTTAGTTGGAGTATGCTTTTCTTCTCCAACTGGAACACAATTGGGAACAACTTTCTTACCTTTCTTTTTCATACCTTGTTGGGTATAACCATCCCAACATTTTTCATCCAACTCTGCTTCTTCTCTCATTCTTCCAAATCTTCCTCCTTTGAATCTTTCTTTTTCTGCTTTTTCCTTAGATTTTATTCTTTCTCTTGCTGCTTTTCTTTCTGCTTGTCTTTTTCTAGTCAATGCTTCTGCTGGACTCAACCCTGATACATCTACTTTATCTGCGGATGATTTGTCGTTTGAAATATCTTTTGCTTTTTGCTTTTCAAATTCTTTAGATTTTTCGGTATTAGTAACCGCACCAACTATTTTGCCCGCAACTCTTCCCGATTTTGCAAGACGTGATCTTCCAGATGAAACATTTTCATCAATCTGCTGACTACCTGTGATTGGTTCTGGTTTGATAATATCTACAAATTCATATTCAGTTGCTTGAAAATCATCTCTCCAGTTAGAGAACTCATAAGACTCTGATTTATTGCCCCAGTTATCGGCACCAACTTTGCGGCACTTTACAAGTGCTCCAGATGCATAAGCAGAAGGCCAAACGGAATAACGTGACTTTACTTTATGATAGCAGGCATCTTTTTTGCCACTACCTTTTCCTGGTTTATCTTTTACTTCCTGAATGTCCATTCCTTCAGTCCTTACATTAGTTGGTTTTGCTCCACCAGATTTTTCTGGTTGGTTGGGATCTTGACGATTTTTTCTTCTTCTTGCTCTTTCTTCTTCCTCATCGCTCAAATTTGCTGCCATTTTTGAACTTCCGCATTTTGGTGTAGAAGTTTGTCCAGGTTGACGGGCACAGGGTTTACCTGCAAATTTTCCCCCAAGCTGAACCCATCCAGGTTTTCCATCAGAAGATTTTGATTTACCAAACCAATCTCGAAGACCTTGATCTCCCGACTTTGTTGCCATTATTTAAAAGCAAGATTATTCCTTATTATTTAGAAAACCTTGCTTTAGCATTTTTTGTAGTTCAGATGTCGATCCAACAAACACTGCGTTATTGGTGACATTATTAGTAGTCTTTTTAGAATCTTCCTCAACTTCCTTAAGTTTTTTCTGAAGATCTATCAACTTGTCGGTAGTATCAGCAACACTCTTAATCAACTGCCCTGCGACCTCGTATGCTCTTGGACTGCCTCCTTCACCTGCTACCTCCATAATGCCATTGATTGCCTCCTGACCCTTCTCTATGAGGGAATAGAGATTTGCACGACTATACTCATAATCTTTATCGATATGACCATCTCTCGTCATATCGATATGTTTAATCTTAGAAGACTTATTTTCCGATTTAATGATATCACTCGTTGTATTGAGTGCATTATCTATCGATTCATAATTATCAGACATAACTATTAAATATCAGTTTTTTGGGTTGGACTGTATTGTTTAGAATCTTGGAAAAAATCCCATTCCTCATTAAATCCAAAATCATCACCAGGTTCAAGAAGTGCATCATCAATTGAATTAATTTCTCCATCATTATTCTTATCTTCAAGTGATTTGGGTGTTACAGTATATCTCATTTCACGTTTTGCAGTTTGAGTGTTTGTACCCGAATACATATCAACTTGAACCTTACGAATAAGACCATCTGTAGAATCTGCAATAGGACCAAATAGGTGTGTTTTTGCAGTAAATCTTAAAGTATAAATGAGTGCTCTTCTAGTTGCAAAATCTCCCTCATAGTCATCTTGAAAATCGATACTATCAAGAACTATAGGAACATCTCTTTTTTCTCCGATAGAATCGACCAAATCAATCGTTAAATTGAAAGATGGTTGAAAAAATGGTAATATTTGTTCTATTATTTGCAGTACATCATCATTTAATTTACTAAAAATATTTAATTCGAATGTAATATTATAAGGAACGGGCATATATACCTTTTTTACATTCCCTCCATCATCGCAAGCTTTAAATGTTTGGGTAATTCCAGTTTTTCTTGTTGGATCATATTGTATTCCAATCATCTCAAATGACATTCTTGGAAGTGTAATAGCAACAGATTTTGATAATTCTGCCTGCTGTTGTATTTTTGCTAAAAATTTCTGAGAAGGTCCGTATGATAAACCAACTTTCATATCAGAAATAGTATTGTCTGAATCATTTTTATGTTGAATATGAATATCATTAAAAAGTGTGCCAAATGACACGATGGTTTTTCTAATGATCTCGTGATAGTAATATGTTCCTAACATTAATATGTACCAAATGGATTTGATTCTGTAAAGTCTAGTATTTTATCTGCCTCCGATTCAAAATCATCATTGTCTGAATATTGATCACTTGATGAGGTATCTAAATCATAGGTCTTTAAAGTATATATTGCGGAAGAAGATGATCCAACAATATTTTCCCCTTCACTAAATGTTCCACTATTTATAGAAACTCTTAAAGTTTTATCAATATCTTGTCCAGGATTAGTCCATGACTTAACTTCGGCAGTAACTCCAGAAAGAGATCCAGTAACAGTTTCAGATACAATATAAGTACCAAATCCTACAGAAGGTGGTGGAGAAACAGTAATATTTGGTATTGTTGTGTATCCAGAACCAGCATTTGTTATTAAAACTTCAGAAAGTCTTCCTGATTGAATTCTTGATATAGCTGTTGCTGTTGTTCCTCCACCAACTGGAGGATCTATTGTAATTGTTGGAGGTTGATAATATCTGTCTCCTTTATCGGTGATTCCAATATTTAAAATAGAACCTGTTGATATAATACATGTTGCGATAGCACCAGAACCATTACCTCCAGTGATAGTCACTGTAGGTGGCTCTGTATAACCATATCCAGTATTTGTAATTAAAATCTCCTTTATTGATTGAATACCTCCGACAGAAGTTGTTATTGCTACGGCCGTGGCAGTTTTTGAATATTGCGATGTTGGGAGGGCACCTAATATTCCACTTGTATCTGGATCTCCTCCAGGATCACTAATTGTAACAGTAGGTATTTCAGTGTATCCTGAACCATCATCTAAAAGAACAACTTTACTGACTCCAGTAAGAGAACTAACTGATGCTTGACATTCTGCAGTTCCTCCAAAAGCAACCAACTTTAGATCGGTAATATATCCAACGTCTTCTAAAACTTCATCAATTTCCGAAATGCCGGTATCAATTTCTTCATCTTCATATTCAAAGAGTTCGCA